TCCGCGGAGCCGCCGAAGCTGACGGTCGAGGGCGACAGCACCCAGAAGCGCCTCGACATGCTCACCGACGACGGCATGCTGGCCACGCTCCAGACCGCTGCCGAAGTCGGTGCCGCCCTGGGCGGGATCTACCTGCGGCCGGTCTACGACAAGAAGGTGGCCGACCGTCCGTGGCTGCACGCCACCCACGCCGACCGCGCCGTGCCCGAGTTCACCTGGAACCGGCTCAGCGCCGTCACCTTCTGGCGCGTCGTGCACGAGGAGGACGGGCAGGTCTGGCGGCACCTGGAACGCCACGACCCCGGGCGCATCCTGCACGGCCTCTACCAGGGCACGACCGGCAAGCTCGGCCGGCCGGTCCCCCTGGAGGACCACCCGGCAACCGTCGGGTACGCCGCCGTCGTGGACGCTGAGGGAGCGATCGCCACCGGCTATGAGGGCCTGGACGTCTCGTACATCCCGAACCAGAACAGCCGCCGCTGGCGCTGCAAGGCAGATCTCGCAGACCTCGGGCGCTCCGACCTCGACGGCATCGAGCCGCTCATGGACAGCCTCGACGAGACCTACGCCTCGTGGATGCGGGATATCCGGCTCGGCAAGGGTCGCATCGTCGTCCCGGACGCCTACCTCCAGTCCAACGGGCCCGGCCGCGGCGGCTCATGGAACCCGGATCAGGAGGCCTTCGCAGGCATCAACGCGCTCGCCCGTGGCGACCAGGGCGTACAGCTCACCGTCGCCCAGTTCGCAATCCGCGTGCAGGAGCACCGCGAGACTGCGGAGGACCTGGTCAACCAGATCCTCCGGTCCGCCGGCTACAGCGGGCAGACCTTCGGGCTCGGGGGCGACGCCGCGGTGACCGCGACGGAGGTCAAGTCCCGCGAGCGCAGGTCGATGACGACCCGCGGCCGGAAGATCCTCCGCTGGAGAGTCGGCCTCGCGGCCGCGGTTCACGCACTCCTCGCCGTCGACCAGGAGGTGTTCCGCAGCGGCGTGCAACCGCAGCCTCCCACGATCGAGTTCGAGGACTCCGTTCAGGAGGACCCGCTGGCACTGGCGAACACCGCCGACGTGCTCCGGCGGGCGCAGGCCGCGTCCACGGACACCCTGGTGCGCATGCAGCACCCGGAATGGGACGACAAGCAGGTCAAGGCCGAGGTCGTACAGATCCAGCAGGAGGCCGGCACATCGGTGCCCGACCCGATGCAGACTGGCGAGCTGCCGTAGAGGGTGGTGATCGGCCGTGCCGGTTTCTCCATCGATGGCCGAGGACCTCGCCTCAAACGTCTCGACCCTGTACGAGCAGGTCGAAAATGTCCTCATTCAGCGGATCCGTCAGGCCGCAGCCGAGGGCATCGACACCCCGACCTGGGTGGAACAGAAGCTGGCGTCGCTCGGCAATCTGCAGGCGGGGATCCGCTCGGTTGTGGATGCACTGGGCAGGGACTCCTCAGGGGCTGTGCACCAGGCCGTCGCCGAGGCGTACCGGCGTGGCCAGCAGGCCGCGGTGGCGGAGCTCGGCGCGCTGCCAACTGGCGTGACGCAGACGGTTGCCAACGACATCCCCAATGCAGCGACCATCGACCGACTGGCAGCTGCGCTTGTTGACGACACGCGCGCCACTCACCTGCGGATCCTGCGGCAGTCCGAGGACACGTACCGCGACGTCATCGCCCGCGCCTCCGCTGCTCCCCTCGTTGGCGCGCAGACGCGCAGGCAGGCGGCGCAGGCAGCGCTGGACGACTTCGCGAACCGGGGCGTCACCGGCTTCGTCGACAAGTCCGGCCGCGGCTGGAGCCTGCCTTCGTACATCGAAATGGCAACCCGCTCCGCAGTTGGCCGGGCCGCGGTCGACGCTCACACCGACCGGCTGGGTGAGGCCGGCGTCGACCTGGTGGTTGTGTCTCGGGCGCCGGAGGAGTGCCCGCTCTGCCGCCGATGGGAGAGCAAGGTCCTCGTGCGGTCAGGCGCAGCAGGGGAGCGCACGATCGAGGTGGAGCACGCCATCGAAGACGGCCGCATGGTCAAGGTGAAGGTCGCTGGCTCCTTGGAGGAGGCTCGGGCCGCGGGCCTGATGCACCCGAACTGCCGCCACACTGTCAGCGCGTACCTACCCGGGCTGACCCGAGAACCCGCTCCGGTCCCGGCGCGGGGCACGTATGAACAGTCGCAGCAGCAGCGCTACCTCGAGCGGCAGGTGCGCAAGTGGAAGCGTCGCGCTGAGGCCGCGATCGACGAGCCTGCGCGCAAGGCAGCAAACGCGAGAGTGCGCGCGTACCAGACGAAGATCCGTGAGCTGGTCGACGAGTCGGGCATGCCTCGTAAGCCTCACCGCGAGCAGGTAGCCAAGCCGTCACCGGAGCAGCAGGCGCAGGTCGCCGAGCAGCAGCCGACGTCTCCTCCGGAGCCGGAGGCAGTCGAGCGGCCGGACCCGCCGGAGCCGCAGGCGAGCGTGTCTCAGGCGACCCGGGATCGTATCGAGCAGGTGCGGCGCGTGCTGCCGAAGGACCGCGAGGCGTGGGAGAACGCGCGGCGTGTGCAGGTGGCTCCCGAGCAGCTCGGCTACGACATCCGCATCGCCGAGTTCCGGGAGGAGCTGAAGAAGGAACGGGCTGAGCGGGAGCGGATCGTCGCTGAGACGGAAGCCGAGTTCAAGCGCAAGAGGACGCCCAAGCGGAAGCGCCCTCAGATGCTGGAAGACGCTACTTGGAGCATCGACAGCAACATCCGGATGACCGAGAACAGCATCCGCTCCATGACGGAGGAAAGGGACGCATTCCTCCGCGGCGATCCTGGCAACTACAGCTCTTGGCTTCGCCGGACAGAACCGCCTCGCTACGAGTACACGTACCAGGAAGATCCGTCCGGGGCGCTGCTCCCGCCGGAGGTGTACGAGCAGCATCTGAACCGCGTGTTGGAGGTTGGAGAAGCTCTGCAGGACGACCTGCAAGACGCATTCCTCCAAGACTCCGTACTCAGCGAGCTGCGCGAGGAGGTACGGCGGATCTCTCGCAATAAGCCTCCGGACGCCGACGAGTTGCGCAGCGCGCAGATCGCGGTGGCGGCACGCGAAGCGGAGACGATCCGCAGGCTCCTGGCTGACGTGCGCAAGCTGGGCGGGAAAGTGAAGGCGGAGGCTGCCGGCCCGGACGTCATCGCAGCACGTGGCCCGTCCGCGTCCGTGGTGCGTGAGGACTGGCAGGAACTGCTCGGTGAAGCACTCGACCACTTCCCCAAGGAGTGGCTGGACCGCATGCGGGACTCGCCGATGTCGCTGGTGGGGTCGGACCGGGCCTACTACGGGGCCCGCATGGGCCCGAACGGCACTGACCTGTTCGCGCTCGATATGGCCGCTCCTACCTGGTACAACGGCGCTTTCAGCTCGTACGCGGCGGAGGTCGCGACGCACGAGCTGGGGCACCGTATGGAGCAGTACGTGCCGGGCCTGCGCGAGCTGGAGTACACCTTGGTACGCAGACGTGCCACCAAGGGTGGTGTGCTGGAGATCCCCAGGGAGCTGGCTGCGATCTATCAGGGAGCGTCGTATCGGCAGGGTGAGCTGACTTACGAAGATCACTGGGCGGACGCTTACACCGGCAAGACCTACGAGCGGGGAGCGCCAGAGGATCCAGCTTCGGTGTCCTCGGAGGCATTCCAGGTGGGCCTGCAGGACTTGTTCGGCAGGTCCGGCAGGAACTTCGGGGGCCTGGAGCTGCGGCGATTCGTCCTTGGCTGCCTGGCCCTGCTGTGACAGGCTGAGGGCATGGCCTGGAGAGTGGAGTCGCGCACCGACGCAGGCCGCTGGGTTGCTCACGATGGACGCCAGTGGACTGCCGATGACACGACCCGCATCGACATGATCGCCCTGGCGGATGGGGCGCAGCCGCTGACGCCGACCGGCCCGTACTACACACCGGCAGGCCCGGACGACGAGGTCGCTGCATACCTGACGGCGGTGCGTGTGGTGCCTGCTCCGCAGGTGACTGGGGAGCCGCCGCGGGTACCGACGCCGCCGGCCAGCAGTGACGAGCAGGGTGTCGTCTACTAGACCGCTCACTCTTTGCAGGGCCCGCCTCGTGCGGGCCCTTTTTCATGCCCGGATTCGGGCTCTGAGACGTCCGGGTTGCCAGGTGCACCCGGCAGATGTACGGCCTCGCCGGGTGCGGGGCTCCTCTACGCGCACCGGGAGTGCACGACATGCAGCAGCGAACCCTTCCCCGCCGCGCCCTGGCAGGCGCTGGCTGGGTCCACCCCTACACCACTGGCCCTTTCGACCCGTGGCTGTACGCCGACGGAGGGGACGGAGACGACTCCGGATCCGACAGCGGCGACAGCGCTGACGACGACAGCGACGCCGACGGGGACGACCAGGACGACGATGCCGAGAGCGGCGAGGACGACCGGGACGCCACCGACGACGACGCCAAGGACGACGGCGACAAGCCGAAGCCCAAGCCGCCCGCGAAGAAGACCGCCGCCAGCGCCCCGTCCCGACGGGACAAGGAGCTGGAGAAGGCGCGGGACCAGGCGGCGAAGGCTCGCGTCGGGGCCAAGGAGGCAGCCGACAAGGCCAAGAAGGAGCTGGTCCACGAGATCGGCAAGGCCCTTGGTCTGGTCGAAGACGAGAAGGACGAGGCGCCGGACCCGGCGAAGCTCCAGGCGGAGATCGAGCGGCGCACCGCCGCCCACCGGGAGACCGCCGTCGAACTGGCCGTGTACCGGGGCGCGTCGAAGTACGGCGCCGACCCGGACGCGCTCACCGACAGCCGCACGTTCCTGCGCTCGATCAAGGACCTCGACCCGTCCGACGAGGGGTTCGCCAAGGCCGTCAACACCGCCATCAAGAAGGCGGTCGACGACAACCCCAAGCTCAAGTCCGCCCCCGCAGCGCCGGAGCGGACCAGCAGCGACTTCAACGGTGGGGCCGGGGGCTCCTCCGAACCACAAACGATCGACGAGATCCGCGCCGCGCGCCGCAAGCGCCGGACCGGATAGGAGGTAAGACCCCATGGCCAACACGTTCCTGACCGCGCAGGTCATCGCGCAGCAGGCCCTCGCCAACCTGTACGAGACCACCGTCATGGCGTCCCTCGTGCACCGCGACTACGAGGCCGAGTTCGCCCGCAAGCAGGGCGACGCGATCACCATCCGCAAGCCCACGACTTTCGTGGCCAACGAGTACAACCGCGCGGCCGGCATCACGGTGCAGGACGCCACGGAGAGCAGCGTCAACATGACGCTGAACCACTTCGCCGACGTCAGCTTCGCCGTCACGTCCGAGGACATGACGCTGAAGATCCAGGACTTCGACGAGCAGCTCCTCACCCCGGCCATGGAGGCGATCTCCCAGAAGATCGACCGGGACATCCTCGCCCTGCGCGCGGACATCGTGCAGGAGGTCGGCGTCGTCGCCGGAGATAACGAGTGGGCGTGGGACAACCCGCGCGTCGCGATCGACGCCGGCCGCGTCCTCGACACGCAGAAGGTGCCCCAGACCGAGCGCCGCGTCGCGGTCGGCCCGAACATCGCGGCGAAGTGGCTGGGCGACCCGCTGTTCCACGAGGCCGACAAGCGCGGCTCCACGGAGGGCCTCACCGAGGCGTCGCTGGGCCGCCGCGTGTTCGGATTCGACCCGTACATGACGCAGAACATCGCCAAGCCGGCCCAGACCACCGGCAACAGCACGACCGAGGAGGGCATCGCCTTCCACAAATCGGCCTTCGCGCTGGCGTTCCGGCCGCTGGAGCTGCCCATGGGTGCCCGCGATGCCTCCATCGCGAACTACAAGGGCTTCGGTCTGCGTGTGGTCTACGACTACGACATGGACAAGAAGCAGATGGTGGTGAGCGTCGACTGCCTGTACGGCACGAAGACCCTCGACGCCACTCGCGCCGTCCTCATCAAGGGCGCCGACGTCGCCTGACCACCCCGGCGCCCGTGAGCGCGCGGGCGCCACAACCCGCGAAAGGAAGCGGTGCTGGCATGACGACGTACTTCAACGAGCGGACCGGCGACCGAGTCCGCATGGACGGCCGATCAGCCCGCCTGGACTCCCTGGACAACTGGAAGGTCGTCGAAGACGACGAGACGCCGCAGACCGTCGACGACGGGGTGCTGTCGCGGCCGACGCTCGCCGCACCCGGCGTCCACGACCCGTCGGCGGACGTCCCCCTCACCAACGAGGACCTCCGTGAGGAGAACCCCGGAGGGACTGGGCCGGACGTCGGGCAGGAGCTGACCACGACCGAGGACGGGCAGGTGTCCGGCCACGACAAGCCCCCGGCCAAGAACGCGGGCCTCGCGAAGTGGCAGGACTACGCCCGCAAGGTCGAGGACGACCCGGAGCGGCAGTCCGACATCGAGGGCCTCACCAAGGAGGAGCTGATCGCACGGTACGGGGGCGGTAGCTGATGCCGCTTTCCGGAACGCTGCTCGCCGTCAGCGCCTTCGCGGAGCTGACGACCGCCTTGGACCTGGGCACCGCCCGCGCCCCGCACAGCCTGAGCCGGAAGCTGTCGCTCGGTTCGGGCACGGGCGCGGGCAAGGCGGACAAGGTGTTCTCCGACCGGCGGACGCTGGCCGCCTCAGCGACCGAGGACCTCGACCTGGCGGGCTCGCTCGTCGACGCGTTCGGCGCGACGATCACATTCGCGCGGATCAAGGGGATCATCGTCGCGGCCGCCGACGCGAACACGAACAACGTCGTCCTCGGCAACGCCACCTCGAACGGCTGGGCCACCCTGCTCAGTGCGACCGGCACCGTGACCCTGCGCCCGGGCGCGTTCGTCGCGGTTGGCACTGGGGTGGCGGACGCCACCGGGTACGCGGTCACGGCCGGCACCGGGGACCTGCTGAAGGTCGCCAACTCGGGCGCAGGCAGCTCGGTGACGTACGACATCCACATCATCGGCGCCTCTGCGTAGCCGATTCGCACCGCGACGAGGGAGGCCCGGGTGGCGGGCCTCCCTCGCGCGCTCACACCGAGGAGGAGCGCCGTGGCCGATGTGGTCGCCAACGTGGCCAAGGGCCGGATCCTGCACTACGCCGGGCTCCCGGCCGCCAGCGACGGACTCGTGGCCATCCCCCTGGAGGCGGCCGGGCTGCCGTCCGATGACGTGCTCCAGGACTACGACACCGTGGCCGACCTGCTCGCGGGCCCGGCCAACGAACAGACCAGCATGGGCCGAGTGGCGCTGACCGGGGTGGTCGTGTCGGTCAACGACACCACGAACTCGGCCTCGTTCGACGCGAACGACATGAGCTGGCCGCTCGCCACCGGCGCGCCCACGGCGAAGGTTGTCATCGCCTACGACCCGGACACCACCGCGGGTACGGACGCGGCGCTGATCCCGCTGACCTACCACGACTTCGCGGTCACCCCGGACGGCACGGACATCGTCGCCCGCGTCCACACCGACGGCATCAGCGTCGACTCCAACGCCTGACTGGGGAGGCCACGGTGCCGCTGCTGGAGACCCTCGAAGACGGCTTCATAGGGGCCCTGGACCTCACAAGGTGGCCCAACTCCTACGGCGATCCGTCGACGGTCGGCGGCCGCTGCCGGATCCCTTGCACCGTGGGAGGCTTCGCTGGGCTCCGCTCCGCCACGACGTACACCCTGGCGAGCTCGCACTTCTTGCTGCGCGCTTACCCTCCGCCCGCGAACGGCGCGGTGTCGACTGCCGCCCTGTCGGTGCTGGTGCTCACCGGCACGGGCGGCACCGACGCCGGGTTCATCATCGACACCGCCCAGGGCGCCATGGGCCTGTACCTCCGCGAGGGCTACGCCGACGGCGGCGCGCTCTTCCCGCCGTACGATCCCGTCGCTCACGCCTGGCTCAGGCTGCGGGAGACCGGCGGCACACTGCTGTGGGAGGCATCCCCCGATAGCTCCAACTGGACCGTGCTGCGCACCGCCCCGAGCCCGGCCTGGGCGGCCGACGCGACCCTGTCGCTGCTTCTGGAGTCGACCCGTACGGATGGCTCCAACAACTTCGCGGAGCTCGATAACGTCAACCTCCCCACCAGCTTGATCCTGCTCGGCAGCGCCCGTACGGCCGCCGCGGCCCGGCCGCTCGCCGGGCAGAAGGCCTACCCGCTCGGCGCCGCCCGCTCCACGATCGAGGCCCGGCCGCTGAGTGCCGCACACATCGTCCAGCTCGGCACCGCGCACACCCGCGCCCGTGCAGGCACCATCGCGCGCCTGCCCCGGCCGGCTCGCACGCTGACGCCCAGCACGTCCGGCCCCACGCTCACCCCGGCCACGACCGGCTCGCACCTCGCCGCGACCTCGACGACAGGAGGCTGACCATGCCCGACGTCGGCGACACCGTCACCGCGTCCCTGACCGTCGACCCGTACGACTCCAGCACGGTCGCTGTCCTCGCCGTGACCTCGCCGAGCGGCGCGGTCACCGCACCGCCCGTCGGCACCGCCGATAACGGGAAGACCTGGACGGCCGCCCTCACGTACACGGCAGCCGGCCTGTGGCGGCTGTCCTGGACGGTGACCGGGACCGGGACCAGCGTGCAGCACGAGGTCGTGGCCGTGGGCCCGGCGCCGCCGACGATGGCGGACGTCCGGTCGTACGCGACCACCACGCAACTGGCGAACGTCCTGCACAAGGCACCGCCGCTGAACGCTGTGGAGCTGCTGGAGCGCGCGACGTGTCTCCTGGAAAGCGACTTCTTGAAGGCCGCGGTGTACGACGTCGACGACGCCGGCATGCCGACCGACCCCGCGGTCCAGGCCGCCTTCGCTGAGGCCGTCTGCCGACAGGTCGAGTTCTGGGGCGAGGTCGGGGTGGAGACCGACGTCTCCGGCCCGCTTCAGGGCGTCAGCATCGGCAGCGTCGCGTTGCAGTTCGGCGCTGGCGAGAACCGCTCCGGCCCGGACTACTACGCGCCCGGGCTCATCCGAGCGCTTGAGAGCATCCCGGCGGACAGGCTCCGCTGGGGCGTCTCCACGGGCGGCTTCGCATGGTGACACGCATCCCCCGCCGCTTCCTGATCCACGAGATCACGGTGGAGCCGTACGGCGGCGAGTCCAGCACCGGCACCCTGTACGGCCCGCCGGTCACGGTGCGATGCCTCCTCGACGAGCAGACCCGCGCGGTCCGCACGCCGGGCGGCGAACAGGTCACGTCCACGTCGACCGCCTACGCCGACCTCAGCACCAACGCGCCGGCCCTGTCCCGGGTGACGCTCCCCGACGGCCGGACCACCACGGTCATCCACGCCAAACGCCGCGACGGCCAAAGCCTCGGCACCCCCAACCACCTGGAAATCCAGCTCGAATGAGGTGACGTCGTGCCGCAGTCCTACCGCCTCCGATTCGACGCTTCGGGCGCCCAACGGGAGCTGCGGCAGGCTGCGGCCCGCGGCCTCTTCCTCGGCGCCGAGCACGTCCTGGGCGTCAGCAACGATCGCGTGCCGCTCGACGAGGGCACGCTGCAGCACTCCGGTACGGCCAGCGTTGACGAGGCCGACCTGACCGCGATGGTCAGCTACGACACCCCGTACGCCGCCAGGCAGCACGAGGAGCTGGACTTCGAGCACGCGCCCGGGCGCGAGGCGAAGTTCCTGGAGAACGCCCTCAACGCCGAGCGCTCCACCGTCCTGGCGCTGGTGGCGGCCGAGATGCGGCGGTCGCTGCGGTGAGCGGCGAGACGCACGACGTCGACCTGCTCCAGGGCGTCGCCGAGCTCCTGGCCGCCGCCGGGATCGGCGTCTACAACCCCTCCGGTC